TATCTCCAAGTATAGAAACATTGTATTTACCTATTTGATTTATAAACTCCTCTTTAAAGTCAGCGTATTCCAAAATATCAGCAACTCTATATGTAATAGCTTCAGCTAAACTTTTGTAGATATATAGACTTCCTTGTAGTATATGTCTAGTTGCTACATTAGAATTTAATGCTGCCATTTTCTGTAATCCTACTAAAGAGTTTGAATCAGGCATACTAGCATCTCTCGCCTCATTAAGACCTGTAACAGTTCTAATTTGGTTTAAGTAATGATTATAATTAGTTATAAGCATTTGAGTTTTAGAAGCACCTGAACTAGATTGTAATTCTTTAATAGGTACTTTTGCTTGGTTGTAATCACCATCTTGAGTATAACTTCTACCGATAACACTACCTGTTTGAAAGTATAATCTTAAAGCATCCTCGGGATTATAGGCATTACCTGTTCCTAAGTCTACCTCACCTAATCCATCAGCATCAATAAACACACCATCAGGCACAACTCTAGATATTACTTGTTGTAATTTTAAATGAGTTACTTGAATTAAATCTGCAAAAGGAATCATTCTTCTAACTAAAGATTCAATATTTCCTTTATACATTCTTGGTGCGTTAGCTACATAATTTGGGATAGCGTGTTGGGTAGCAGACTGTGGTCTAACCATATTCTCCATCATTCTCCATTGTAAAAGAATGTTCGTACCCATAACCATTACTCCTTCATACCATACATCAATAGTCTTTGACTCTTTTGTGAAGTTACCTTCATCCATCATTTCAGAAGGAGGATTAAAATTATCATCCTTCTCTATCATACTTACATTACCATTGTCTTTTACTTTTCTTTTATAAACAACTTTCTTAGTTGTCTTATAATTAAAGTACATAACTGTGGCAGTGTCTTTATAGAATATATCGTTTTGGTAAGCTTGAGCGTTGTTATAGTAGTCATACCAACTTTGTGAGTACTGAGATATTTCATCTAAGTCTTCGTTTGTTAAAGTTGGGTCAATCTTTTTAAGTTCTATAATTGGAAGAGTTTTAATCTCACCCCAATAAAAACAATCTTTAAAATATGGGTCTTCTGTATAACTATAAACAATATTGGCAGGGTCTACATAGCTTAACTTTACACCTGCTCCGGGTAGGAACTCGTGCTTTGCTACTGCTAGTCCTAGAACTGTCATATCATAGTCTAACCTTTTTCTAATATCATCATACTTATTAGCCTCAAACAAAGTACTAATAGCTTCTTCTTCAGCTATTTCAATTGCAGGTTTGTAGTTTAACTGCATATATAGCTTTAATTCTTCATCAGAATTTGGTAGTTCTTCAGGCTCTACAGTGAAAGGGTTTACACCTGTTTTCTTTTGTATAGTTTCAAGCATAGGTTTAGCGACCATTTGTCCCTCAACCATTTGTTGGTACTTGCTTCTTTTAGATTGTGATAATGCATCTTGAGCAAAAGCTTTAGGTACAAATTCTCTGCCCTGCATTCCATTCACAACGATATCTACAAACTTAGGCAATACCGGCACAGGTGTCCAATCTAAATTTAGATAAGACAAATCACCATCTATTGCTAATTCGTTTTTGTATTTAGCTACTGACTGTTCTCCTCTTGCGTATAATCTTAGTCTATGGAAGTCTCTCCATTGATTATAATATCTACAACTATTTCCGTCTCTTTTAAACCATTCATACTGAATAGCTTGTCCTATTTGTAATCCGAATTCATCAGTAGCTTTTTCTGAATCTGAAACAAATTGACTAGGAAATCCTGTAGATGATATGTTAATGTCTACTTTCTTCATCTAATAATTTCACTTATTGTACCTTTATTACTATACCTTGCAAAGTTAATCTTTATTTTTGAAACTTTTTGCTGCGGTATATATAGGTGTTTCTGACAAGCCATTATCGCCAAACCCGAAGATATACTAGCATCAAACTTAGTTCTATTGCTAATATCAAATTTTGCCCAATCTTCTAAAGTTCTTGTAAAAACGCAGTCACCCATTTCGTTATTTTCTTTCATTCCTATGTTTGCATCTATATAGGATTCTATAGCAGAAGCGTGTGCTTGTTTCACTGCTTCACTTGAGTTAGGAATTCCACCTAATTCTTTTTCTGTTTTTGATAATTTATTGTAATGTTTATCAGGTCTATTCATACAGTAACTTCTATACCCTCTGTTTTTAAAATGATATAATAATCTTGGTTTATTATTTTCAATTAAAATAGGCATTCCATAAAACACACAAGCCTTTAAAACATCTTCAAAAAATATCTCAGCAGTTTGTGGTCTAGCAATATATTCTAAGAAAAATTCATTACTAGGTGCATCGTCCATATTAAACATAGTTAATCCGTGAAGTGCTCCATTGGAACCACCGCCGCCAACAGTACCTGATATGTCATAACTATCACAACCAAATGCACCTATGTGTTTATTTCCCGGAGTTTTTTTACCATTAACTATTTCTATTCTATTTTGTAATTGTTTAGATGGGGTCCAAGAAACATAAAACCTTCCTCTTTGATTTGGTGTGAATTCAACTTTAGAATCTTTTATTCCATTCTTCCAAACTAAATCACCTCTAGTCAAGTGATGGTCTATTATTAAAGAATCATTATAATCTATCTGCTGATATATTTTAGTAAGATTAAATATTGATTGTTTACTTTCATCTCTAAATGCGTGTGATTCACTTCTAGGAAATTGTCTGTAAAATTCATTTAATGCATCAGGGTCTTTCTTTAAAGACTCAACTTCATTCTCCCAATAATCTATCGCACCTTGATATATTGCTTCACCATCTATTCCTTCGACCCCTTGTTCAGGATTTCTAAAAACAGGCATTCCATATCTATCAATAAACCCTTCCATATTCCATTCCATAGGGATGAAAAGTGAATACATTCCGCTTTTAGTTTGACCATTTGCGTTTCGTAATAATACATTTGAATTTGTATATAGGTTTTTAAAGTTGTCTCCCCCTTTATCTAAAGCATTAGATGTTGAACCCATCATACACTTACCTATAACTTTACTACCTAATCTTAAACAAGTTTTAGTTACCCTCCAATTGTTTAGAATGTTATTTGGTTTTATCCATTTACCACTTTCATCGTGAACTAATAACAAAAGCTTTTCACCATCATAACTATTGTCATCAGTATTTTTCCAATCTATAGTGGTATCTAATCCATACAACTCATCATCGGTTGTATCAAACATATTTTTTTTTGTAATCTTAGATGCGGGAATCCTAAACGCTAATTCTGTTTTAGGTTTATCCATACCATCCATAATAGGTTTAAAGAAGAAGGGTAATCTACTATTAATAGGAACCACTTTATCTGTAAACATTTTTTTAGCATCGGAACCTGTCTTAGATAAAATACCTACCCTTGAATCTTTAGCAAGTGTACCTGTATTAACACATTCAGATGATGACATAAAAGAAAAACCTGAACGTCTTATCTTTAGGTAAATCATTCCAAAACTTCTTTTGTCCGCTTTACAGGCTTCCCAAAAAATATAAAGTAATCTATTTGCTTCTCTAAAATCAGGATAACCTACATCAATGCTAGTCCACTGAAGATACATATAGTGAGCACCTGTTATATATGTAGGAATTCCATTTGACATAAACCAAAAGCCTTCCTCTCTTTTTTCAAACTCCTGTTCTATATAATCAACCCACCGGTCTTTAAACTCTGATGCCATTTCATTCCATTGAAATATAGAATTTATTTTATTTAAAGCGTTGGGGATAATATTTCTTTCCCAATATTGTTCTGATTTTTTCTTACTTCTTTGATATACAGTTTTGGGTGTTTTTGGAAGTGCAATTCTTAATCCTTGTATTGTAATTATATCACCTATTTGACCGGTCTTAGATATAACAATAAAATCATACTTTTGATTATACCCGTATTCCCACGTTTTAGCCTTGTTCTTAGACGTTAAAACATTTTTAGGTACAATACCATCAAGTACATTAAATAGTTTATTTAGACCTTCTTTCTGCAAATCCTTGTTTTGTATCAGTTTTATTAACTCCTCTCTCTAATGATTCAATAGCTTCTTTTTCAGATTCAATTCTATTTAGAATTTCAAACGCATCAAATATGGCTAACTTCTTTGTAGCTGCTGCATTCTTTAATCTGTCAGCAGATAAATCATCTTCGGGGTCGTGTTTAATAATCGCTTCCTTCGCTACTTTTATCAGTTGTTCTACCGCTCTGTGACCTGCTTCTATTATTTTTAATTTTATTTCTTTTGATTTCATTTTTAATTCTTTTAGACTTTCTAATAGGTATTGGAGAACCATCGTGTTCGTTCCATTCATCTTCCCAATAAATATAACTCATAACATCATTGTTATTTGATGGTCAAACATTCTATAAAGCTTTTCCCCATCAATTTGAAACTCATATTAGCTTTCAGGTTTAAATGTAACTTTACAACCCTCGTTAACTCCTTGTTGTATTAAGTACTTATTAGGGTACTTAATCATACCTATCAAAGGTTCCTCGCTTAATGGTTTATATATGTAGCTATCCTCAACAGGAATAGGTTTTACAAAACAATATCTGTTTACTGAATTCCACTTCTTACCATTATGATAAGCAAAATATTGTTCTTCGTCTATAAAGAATAAGTCATCTTTAAAATAACTTCTCCCACTTTGAATTTTCCCTTGCATATCATTATAATATTTAAAAACATTATGATGCACAAGAAGGATGTCTCCTGCTTTTATAGGTCCATTATAATTTATCGGTAGTTCTACAACTTCCGCTTTACGATTTGAAAATCTTGAATCCTCTTGAGATGTGCTAATTATAAAATCAATATCTCCGTAGGTTTTAGTGTTATCGTATCTCTTCCCTTTTACAGGTCTTACAATAAAAGATGTTGGTGATTTCATAATTTAATTTATGAGCCACAACCAATACAATCTATATGTGAATCAGTTGGCTTGACTCCATTTAATTTCATTTCAATGTTGTGAATGTCATCAGCAATAGACATTTGCTCCATCCAATCTGATGTTGCTTCTTTCTGTTTTTTAAGAACCGACACTTTACTTTCAAGTTCTTTTCTTTCCTGCTCTGACATTTTATTAAAAGTTTATATTATACTCAACTGATATTGGCATAGTAGAAGTAAACTCTTTCCAAAGTAAAACTTCATCATCGTTTTGTATGTATATCAAGATAGAGTCTCTATCAATATCATACTTAATTAAATGTATAACATAGCTTCCATTTAAAATAACTTGACCTACTAAGTAGTGCATTGCACCTGACTTATAATCAGGTCCTACTGAAATTTTTCTAATATCCATTAATATACTCTAATTTCAATGTTACCTTGTGTAATGTCTAAGTTTTGATTTACAAAGTCTTGGTCCATTATATCAATAGTAATCTCTGCTTGAGATTTGTTATAACCTCCAAAGAAACACTGAACAATCTGACCTTTAGCACCACCATACCCATTTAACAACACTAGCACGTCTACCTCTTTCTGAAGTCCACCCATCTTTACTATTAATTGTCCTTGAGTATTATCAATCCAACCAAAAGATAAACCTGTTGTATTGCTTAATACTTTTTCCAATACAGTGTTAGCGGTTACTGAAAAGTTAGCTTCATAACTTGTATAAGGTAGCGATGTACCTCCTCCTGCATTTACCCATTCAGTTCTTATGTCTGTTCCACTAATTGCTTTAAGACCTAAGACTTGAGTTGTTGCAGTAGGTAAAGTTTCAGGTAATGAAATTACTTGTTCAACCCCTGCATCCGGTGCTTTAACAGTAACTGTTTGAACGGTTGCGGATTTACTTGAGCCTGTTCTAAATTCAACTCTACCACCTTCACTATTACTGTTTCCATCAAGTCTTAATACCCCATATGTTTCAGATGGACTTGTTTCATTACCTATTTTAACCGTAGCAATTTTGTTAACTGAATCTAAGTTGTAAGTGAATTGACTATCACCATCCAATAATCCGTTTGCATTATGGAATTGAATATTAGATACTGCACCACCCGGTGTTGCAGTAGCAGTAATAGCTAAATTTCCACCACCAAGAAGACTATTTCCATTAACTGTTTTAATGTTTGTCCCACTAACTAAAATATCTTGATAATCAAAGTCAACAATTTGTTGTGGTTCGTTTGGACCACCTGTTCTCATTGTTACCCCACTTCCTTCAAATCCAAAAGTTCCCGAAGCTGAAGAACTGCCAACTTTAATACTATTTACTGTACTAACTGATTGAGCACTTATGGTTAATGTTTTAACTCCTTGTGCATCAGTATTGACTGAACCTGATAAACCTGAACCTATTGAAACTTTGTCACTAAAAAATCCTGCTTGAGTATCTGCTGAATCATATTTAAACTTATCATTACTCCCACCACTAACTGTGGTCCATAAGGATGTATAAGGAGATGATGAGGTTGCAGCTTTATCAATAACTAATACTTGACCGGTTGCAGGTTCGTTTTCCGGTAATGCAACTGCATAGCTTTGTTTTGAAATTTGACCCGGTGTTGCCCAAGCAGCAAATTGACCCGAGCCAATTGCATCATAATATCTTGTCTCTCCATAGAAAGCACCTTCACCGGCTCCTGCAAATATATTTAACTGACCTTTAACTTCTTGTCCTTTACCAATATTGACTGCAGGATTTCCATATCCTTTTAAATCTACTGTAAAAAATTCACCTGCACCAAAGCTACCGCCATCGTTAAATTGAACTCCATTAACAGGTGCTCCGGGATTACCACCTGAAATACCTGAACCATCTATATTAATTAAGTTCCCTACTGCAGTTATTGTAATACCTCCCTTACCTGCTAAATCAATATCAGGTCCGGTTGCTCCATCAATAGTTTGGATACCTCCACCGCTACTACTGCCTGTAATAGTAATGTCGGTTCCGGAAGCACTAATACTAATGCCTCCGGCTCCTATTAAGTTTAAGTCACCCGTAAGGGTATTTAATGACTGAACGGAGGCAGAGCCTCCCGGTACTAATGCTAGAATATCTCCAATCCTATAATTTTTTGTAATCAACTCATTATCGACATCAGTACCTATTACCTTGTCGTTAATAGTAGGTATTGCATCTACAGGATATGTTGCTATTCTTGCCATTTTTTATTTTTCTTTTTCTAAAGCTTCTTGTTCCTTTGTGGTAACCTCTCCTGTTTGGGGATTGATTACCGCATCATCACCGTACTTTTCGGTTAGTTCTTTTTCGACTACTGAGTAGTCTGCTTTGACTTTGTCGATATTATCAACAATCTGTCTCTGTTGCAAAACAACATCACCAAGTTGCATTTTCAATTGGTTGAATGCGTTAAGCATTGATTGAACTTGTGTAAGTTCTTGTTCTGTTAATTTTTTACTTTTTGCCATTTGATTTATATTAAATTAATTATTAGTTACAAAGATATAAAATTTTCAGTTAGTTATTTAAACTCACAAGGGACTAAAGATATACAAGCGGTGTTTCCATCTTCGAAAGTTATCTTTAAATAAGGACTTTTGGCATCGGTAACAAACTCTTGGCTTTTAATACCCACTGCTTTGCCGTTAAAGAAAATATCACCACCACCATCTGCTCCTGCCGGACCTTGAGGACCCTGTGGACCTTGAGGACCTGTGCTTCCCGTTGCTCCTTTCGAACCGGTTGCACCCTGAGGTCCTTGAGGACCTGTGCTTCCCGTTGCTCCTTTAGCACCTGCCGGTCCCTGTGGACCCGTAGCACCTGTGCCTCCTGTATTTCCTTTAGGACCTTGAGGTCCCTCAGGTCCCTGTGGACCCGTTGACCCTGTATTTCCTTTAGCACCTGCCGGACCTTGTGGACCTACACTTCCTGTATTTCCTTTAGCACCTGCAGGTCCTTGTGGACCTGTTAAGCCAATAGGTCCTTGTGGTCCTGTTCCTCCATCTTTTCCTGCAGGACCTTCCGGACCTTCCGGTCCTGTTGCTCCATCTTTTCCTGCCGGACCTGACGGTCCAACTGCTCCGGTACTACCTTTTGGTCCTGTCGGTCCAACTGCTCCGGTATCACCCTTAGCACCTGTATCACCCTTAGCACCTGTACCACCCGTGTCTCCTTTAGGACCTTGCGGTCCAACTGCTCCGGTACTACCCTTAGCACCTGCAGGTCCTTGCGGTCCTGCCGGTCCTTCCGGTCCTATTCCACCATTTTTACCATCTGCTCCCGCAGGTCCTTGTGGACCTACTGCACCTGTATTACCTTTTGCTCCTGTGTCACCTTTTGCTCCTGCAGGTCCCTGTGGACCTGTTAAACCTGTACTTCCTTTAGGACCTGTTGGTCCTTCGTCTCCTTGGTCACCCTTAGGTCCTTGAGGACCTGTTAAGCCTGTGCTTCCTTTAGGACCTGTTGGTCCTTCATCTCCTTGGTCTCCTTTAGGACCTTGAGGACCTGTTGGTCCCGTTAATCCAATTGGTCCTTGAGGACCTGTTGCACCGGTATCGCCTTTTGCTCCTGCTGCTCCTGTAGCACCCTTAGGACCTTCCGGACCTTCGGGACCTTGAGCACCATTCTTTCCGTCTGCTCCTGCCGGACCTGTACTTCCTTTAGGACCCTGAGAACCTGTATCCCCTTTGGGACCTTCGTCACCCGTGTCACCCTTTGGTCCTTGCGGTCCTTCCGGACCTGTTAACCCAATTGGACCCTGTGCACCGGTATCGCCTTTTGCACCCTGAGGACCGGTTTTACCAATATCCCCTTGCGGTCCTTCCGGACCTGCAGGACCTGTTAAACCGATAGGACCTTGAGCACCGGTATTTCCTTTAGGACCTTGAGCACCCGTATCTCCTTTTGCTCCGGTGTCACCCTGTGGTCCCTTAGGACCTTCCGGACCCTCCGGTCCTGTCAAGCCTATTGGTCCTTGAGCACCGGTATTTCCTTTAGGACCGGCTGCTCCCGTGTCTCCTTTAGGACCTTGCGGTCCTGTATTAGTAGGAAGTGTTACCGTGTTTCCATCGCTTATAGTAAGTTCTTCATTTACTACAGACAAAGTTTGTCTATCAACACAAAACTGAACTTCTTTTTTTTCTTCGTCAATAGTTACATTTGTCCCTTTACAACCAACAAAAGTTAAGGTGTCGTTATTTGATGCTGCTTTAATAATAGCTTTACCATCAGTTACATTTTTAAATATTGCCTGAGAAGAACCTTTGTCGTTGTTTGTAAGCGTAATTGTTTCGTCTGTGGTTTGGTTTAGCGTAAAGTCTCCTCCACCACTCATACCTGAACCTGCAGATAATGTAATTTTTTTATTGCTTACAGAAGCTGAGTTGTCTGTCCAAGATGCAGTTAATGTACCACCATCTTGTTGAGTAGCAGTTAAAGTCTTAGTTGTGTTACCGGTTACGGCAAGTTTTGTAATCTGATTGTTGTAAGCGTTATCCCAATTGGTGTTGGTTACGTTTGAAAGAACACCTGTATTAGAAAGTCTTAAAGAGCCATTTGAATATAAAGCCGAATCCACTAAATCAACAATAGTACCACCTCTTAATTCAAGTGGAGTTCTATTGAATGATGCACCCCTGTAGTCTTTAACGTAAAATATAAATTTATCGTTTACAGTTGTATTATCTCTTAACTCAAAAACAAAATTAATTGAATCAGAAGATGGTTGTTGAGCGTAGATTCTTGCACCATCATTATTTAAAGTCCAATCAAAACCTTTACCCGATGTTGGGAAAGTTCCTCCTAAGTCTTTAAATATTAAGTCAGCATTACTACCTAAGGTTACATTACCGTTTAAAGTAAGAGCACTGTTTGTTGTTGCTCCCCTTGAAGTAACTGTAGCCAAGGTATCAGATTCTCCCGGAACTTCAGCAAGAGTAATATACTTTGCTCCGTTAGTTAGCTGATTATTATTAGTTGGAATTGTCGTGCTCGTAAAAGCATTGGACCCCAATGACGTACCATTAACCTTAAGGTCATCAGTAACATCAATGGGTTCCTTAAACTTTATATATGCCATTTAGATTTAACTTCCTATTTTCTGAACCATTACCACAAGTGCTGCTGCCGCTTGTGCTTTTGCCGTTCTTACTGTTACATTATTTTTATCAGTTCTCTCTACCGTAACGTGAACGGTATCGAATGGACTTACATTTGAATATACCTGAACCATTACATTCTGTGAGTTAAGATTGTGATTAACAGTGAACGTATCACTACCACCAACCGTCTCGACATATTCTCTTTTAGTTTGACAAGCCTCAACTTCTGCACAGAAGTTTTTAACTTGACTTGCTCCGATAGCAATATCTGCATCTGATAAAGAAGTTACTCTACCTTTAGCATCAACTGTTATTGCAACAGACTTAGAAGCCGTACCTGCACTACCTGCAGTTACTTTATTTGGTAAACTTACCGCTCCTGCACTAACACTTAGTCCACCTGCAGTTGGGAAGTTAGCAATACCTTGAACTGTTGCAGTTGCAACATCAATGTTCTTGTTAATCTCTGTCCAATCTGCTGCACTTGTAGGATTGTCTATATTAGCAATAATTAAATCACCAATTTCTAAAGCAGGACTCCAAAAGTTTGCAGGTACACCTGTACCACCTTTGGTTACTGCATAAGTAAATCCTTTCTTAACTGAAGTACCTGTTGGTGCTGCAGTTGATGCATCATATCCACCTTGGTAAACCAATGCACCTGAACCTGCGAATGTAGTGTCTACATAGTTTTTGGTTGCTGCATCCTGAACCCCTGTTGGGTCAGCCATATCAACAATCCTCTTACCATTCATATCAAGGTTACCTGTAGGTTTAGCAAACACAGTAATTGGAAGTTTACCAATTACAACACCTGCGTTATTTCCGGCAATACAACCTGCAAGTGTATCTGTATCAGGTTTTATATCGTCTTTTGGCTCTGTAAGTTCACAAAGATTAAGACCTATAGTTACTGTATCAGTAGCACTTACTACTGTATCAATGCCTACACTTCCTGCAATAGTTACTGTGTTACCATCTACAACTGATTCTGCAGTACCTGAATCGGCACTAAGTTTGAAAGAAGACATTGTTCCCGGAGCACTACCTGCAGTAATAGAGGTAATGTGACCGGTTGCGTTTGTTACTACTTGAGAAGGATATGCATATGTTCCTGCAGTTCCAAAGGTATCGTGATTAATGGTTACCTTATCCGTAGCACCAACCACACCTGACAGTGCAGTACCACCACTAATAATAAGTTTCTCTCCGTCAGTTATTGTTTGGTCTGTACCACTATCTGATGATACCGTAAACGAACTCATTGTTCCTGCACCACCATCACTAACTTTAGTTATTCTACCTTGGTCATCTACCGTAATATCTGCTGAGGTATAAGCACCTGCAGTAATTCCTGTAGCAGGTAACTCAATGGAAACTTGTAATGCAGTTGAAGTATCAATAGATAAAGTCTTAGAACCAAATGAAACCGTATTACCTGATGCAACACTAAATGGATTAGCACCATCAGTAATATCAAATCCTGCAAAACCTGAAGGGATAGTTGCCCAAGTTCCATCTCCTTTTAAATACTTAACATTGTCTGTTGCAGCCGGTGCAGGTACTGCACCTTTAGTTCCTGCAGTTGTTCCGTTTGCACCTGTAAAGTCATTAATACTAATAGCCGGTGAATTACCTCCACTTGAAACTATTGGAGCAGTTCCTGTTACTCCTGTTACTGTACCCGTGTTAGCAGTAAAAGGTAAGTCTTTTACTTGTGCATAATTTACAATACCCTTAGCATCAGAATAAATAACGTGAGCCTCAAGAGGAACAACAGTTCCTGTTAAGTTTGTTGCAGAAAGAATAATGTTTTTTGCAGTTGAATAATCAGGACCAATAGTAACTGCTCCCGTTGAAGAGTTAGCTACAAGTCCTGCTGCTGCAGTAATTCCCGTTACACCACCTTGCCCATCAAGAGTTATCCACCCTTTTGTTGCACCGGCATAATACTTGAATACCTTTAATGTTGTATCGTAATAATACTGACCCTCTCCTAGAGGTGTGGGGTTACTTGCAAGATTTTGAGCAAGAACATTGTTCATCTCTAACCCGGTTAAATCAATTGCATCTAAAAACTTTATTGCCATAATTCTTTTTTTTTATTCGTTTTTTTTAATTTAAATAAGCTTCACCTGAGAAAGCTACATTAAATGTTAATTTTACTGTGCTTATATCTATATATTCTACTGTACATATAACCTCTTGTCCCGAAGAATCAACTACCGATACTGATGGATATTTATCTAAGGGGTGAGTTATCACCCAAGTTGTTGAGGGAAAACCTTGTTTAAATACATAGTTTTTATCCCCGCCACCCGCACTAGGATTATATGTCAACAAAGATATGAAATAATCTTTAGTGTTTTGGAAGTTACCGTTTGTGGCTACAGGTGTCAAACCTATATCCCAAAACCCGGGATTATTAGTTCTAGCAACCGCACTATCCCAAGTATATATAGCATACTTGCTTATATCGTCAGTGTTGGTTAATAATATATAAGAGTTTATAAGTGCTCCTGTATAGAAATCAGATATATTTCTTGGGGGTGTTTGACTTGCATACCTTAATGAATACTCACTAATAACAAAACTCCCAATTGAATCAAAAGGTACTGTATCACCTAGGTTAGGGTCAAATGAAATTGTTCCCGGTTTACGGCTTTTCGCACCTTGGTTATGTGCTAAAGCTTGAAAATTATATCTCAATGTTTGAGAATCAACTGATGCAGTGGTATTAATCCAATCCGCAACTGCTGATAGAGTAAAGTTTTTAGTAGCGTTCTTGTTTGTGGCATCTGTTCCTATCCACTTATCTGCTCCAACTAAATCTGTATCTATCGGATATGTAGATATTCTAGCCATTTATATTTAGTTTTTTTATGTTACAAAGTTAATGAAAAAAAAGAAAGGGTTATTTTTTTGACTCCGAGTAAGAGTTCATCATTTTCTCTCCTGTTCTACCTATAACATAACCACCTATACCTATTTGAAGTAAATTCCAAAATTCATTTTCCAACTCAGGAATTTTTAAATCAAATAAAGGAGCAAGAAATTTTACATAGATTACTATAAAACCAAAAGCTAACATTAATATAGGTCTCCAACTTCTTTGAAGCCAATTACCTTTTGCTTCTGCAACTATGATTTCAGTTTGCATTTTTTGCAACTCTAATTCTTTTTGTATAAGAATTTGTTTTATAGCATTCTCAGCTAAAATTTTTTCTTCTTTAGAGGTGAATAATTTATCTAAACCACCCATTATGTCTTTTACTACAGACCCGCCAAACCAATCAATTATTTTTTTCATATGTCTTTATATTCTTTAGTTGCATCAAAGCTTGGACAAGCTTTATTAGAAAAATCTCGGTGACCGTGTACAACAACTTCAGGATATATTTCTTTTAAAACTTTAATTAAATTTAAAAGACTAAGCTTTTGATTGTCAGTTCTTGTATCTTTTGGAGTCTTGCCGTCTAGTTCAACTCCCCCTATATAGCATATCCCTATGCTATTTTTATTTTCGCCAATCGTGTGAGCACCTGACCTTTCTATAGGTCTCCCTATGTCAATAGTTCCATCTAATAAAATACAAAAATGGTAACCGATGTCCGACCATCCATTACCATCAACGTGCCATTTTCTTATGGTTTCTGTATTTATTTCTTGACCTTCACGAGTAGCTGAACAGTGTACAATAATTTTATTTATTGTTCTCATTTTTCTCTCTACGTTCTTTATCTAGTAAATACCATCTTTGAGCGGTATATCCAACCGACAAAAGTAGCAGGGTTATTTTTAATATCATATCTATTTGCGACATTGAAATCGCAAAGGTGCCTATATTTAATAGGTACATTTTTATGTCTCCCATCCAATTACTCATTTTTTTTTAGATTGTAATTCACTGAAAGATTCCCCCAAGTCGTGGTGTACACCCAAAAAGTTTTCATATACTAATTGTTATTCCTATTGTTAATTTTTTCATATTACCAAAGTGCTACTAAATTTTTTGCGGTTGTGTTTTTACTCCAAACCTTTTTAACCTGTACAGGAAAAAATCCTGAACTAACATTTGAAAACAATACGGGTGCATTGCTCCCAATTGGTGTAACTTGTAAATCCCCCTCTATCCCAATATACAGAACACATCCATTGTTCGCATTCTGATAATTTGTTACTGAACTTGCAGCGTAAATAACATAGTCTTCGGTTCCCCCAACATTAGCAAATATGTCAGCGTTTAACTCTAACTCTTCCTCACTAATTACTAAAGTGACAGTTGCTGCTGCACCGGTTGTGGTATTGTAAACAATATCGCCAACCTGTACTCTTTCCTTTTCAAATCCTGCACCGCTAGAAATTAATTGATTTGTATTAATAGAGTCCGATATACCTTGTGTAACCACCTTTACGAATGGCACATTAGCATTGTCTGATGGGACTATATTTAAGGCACTATAACCTTGTGTTTTTTGATAACTCATATCTTATTATTTTTTATAAGGAAACTTGTCGTTCAACATCGCTTTCCTTTTTCCACACCCGCAATCTTTGTTTAATGCTTTGGCTCCTGCCTCAACAATTCTTTTAATTCCGGTTGCCGTTGTTATTTTTTCTACTGTATCTCCGAGTCCTTTTGATTTCATTTTGATTTATTTTTTACAAGTACATAATTTATTAGGGCAAGAATCTACACTAAACATCAGTTTAGATATAAGCCAATTCCATTTGCATTGAAATTTACACCAAACGGATTGCATCCACAAACCAACTTTTACAAATAGCTTACCCATTAAAATTTATGTTTTTTAATTACTACGTTATTGCAGTGGTATGCCATTGATTTATCTGCTGAGTATTTTCTTTTACCCATTGATTTTTCCATACCGGCTGATTCATCTCTACGAGATTTAAGAGATTGTTTCTTCTTTCCGTTTCTTGCTCCAAGACTATCGTCTAGTCTTGCGTTATATCCTTGTGCCATTTTAAATAATTTTTATTTTACAAATATACTAATATTTTCCTTGTCTATTTTTTGGTGAAGACTTAGTGCTTCCTCCCTTTCCTGCCCATAGTTTCTTGCAGGACCAATACCTTGCAGTTAACTTTGATTTAGCAGTTCCACATTTATGTCTTGCTTTAAAAGATTTTCTCGCAGCAGAAGAATAATTGTGTCCGTAACCTTTAGCACCAAAGTGAATTAGTTTTTCTTTTCCACCTTCACAGGCTTTAACCATTTTCTTTTTGCCCGGTCTTGTACTCGGTCTCACCGAGTTACACTTCATATTCTTTTTGCTTACCGCCATTATGATGTTGCTTTCTTATTAAAACGATTTTGCTGCTTATTAAACCTTTCAGTCATATTAGCTAATTTTTTTGCTGCTCGTTTTTTATTTCTTATTTTCCTTGTTTCCCCTACAGGATTAGAAGAACTATTTGTTGCGATAACTAAACTACCATCATCTTGAAGAGTAGCAGATTTTCTTTTTACCTTCGCTCCCTTTACTGTTTTTTTAGATATACGATTACTGCTTTCAATAGTAGAGTGGCTACTTCTTTTTAACTTTCCATTCTTTTCCCTCTTTACTGAAGCAGAAGTTACTGTTGCTTTTTGTCTTGCCTTGCAATCCATCAAAGCACTTCCTGTTAATCCTTTACAACTCATTATTTCTTTTTTCTAACTGATTTAACTTTTCTTCCACCTGCACCTTGCTTACCTATCCTTGCTTTTTCAGCTTGTTTCTTTTTCAAAGTACCTCTTGACATTTCCGATTTTGTTACCGGTGTTTTTGATGATACTCTTTTGGATGGTCTGCAGTATTCGCTTCTACCTCCCGTTCCACAAGGCTTACCTGTTCTAGTGTCTATCCACTTCTCGGCAGTCCATCTTTTTAGATTAGACCCTGCTTTAGATTTATTTACCTTGCCCTTTTTCTTTCTGCACTTAGCAGTTGCTTGTGCAGCACGAGCCGACCACTTGCCGTAACTCTTCATTACCTTTTTGTAACAAGCATCCTTTGGCATAATCTATTTCTTTTTACTTCCGCATTTTGCGTATACACTATTAGCTATCTGCTTATTAGAAGGTAGTCCGTACTTTTCCGGTTTACCTTTCATTGACTTATTTGCTTGTGTGAAATATGGTTTTGCTTTACTCATAACTATGCTCTATAACTTTTTCCGTTTTTCTTTCTTGCCATACGAGTTCTTGACTTACCTAGACTTGTTCCCCCAAAAGCTAATTTACCTGCACCTGTAGTTCTTCGCTCTCCATTTGGTTTCTTTTCCCACTTAACTACATCTTTATTTTTAAATGTACTTAAATCAGTAGTAGCCTTCTTTAGTTTCTCTGCTCTTGCTTTTGCTTTTTCTGCGTTGGTCTTTTTATCAGACTCAGCATCTTTATCTATTTTTGCTTTAGCTTTGCAATCTTTTAGTTTCTGTCCGGTTAATCCTTCACAACTCATATCGAAATATTTATTATTATCTTTGCTACAAAGATATTAAATTTAATTGAATGCCTGATTACTTGAAATATTGGAAGGTAGTCCGATATTATATTAAGTCTAAATACGACTTAACAACTGCTGATTTAGATATGCTTATGTTTCTCAGGTCTGAGAAATACTTTAGTAAAGATGACTTTGATGAGTTCAACGAATTACTAAGTTGGGATAAGAATAGATTCGAGAGTCTAAGGGAAAGAGGGTGGATAGAAGTTTTTAGAAAACGTAACGGTAAAAGAAAAGCTATATACCAATTATCTTACAAAGCAGTTAGAGTTATAACATCTATATATAAAAAGTTAGAGGGAGAAGAGATTCCCGAATCGAAATCTAACAACCCCCTCTTTCTAAAAAACATAGGATATATGGATACTGTGTTTAGAAACTACATAAAGAAACTAAACAAAGCTATAAGACAACAACGACATCCCTCTCAGAAATAACCGTATATGTCTCTTCTTTAATTATCATTGTATAACCCGCTCTTGAGTCATAGTATATAACATCTTCTGAATCAATAACAACAACGTCAGTACCGGGTGCTATTACTTTTCCTTTCTTATATCTAATGTTGCTAGTATCTTCTGCGGAAAGTAATAGACCTGATTCAGTCTTAACCTCTTCTTTAATTTCTTTAATTAAAATATATTTACCTATTGGTTTCATTGTATAAGGTTTTAAATTAATCTTTATCCTCGTAAGTTCTAGCCATAGTTATTATAGCGTTAGTAGATAATATAGTTACTGCAACAGATACTGCATTTTGTAATGCAGACTTAGTAACCTTTAATGGGTCAATCACACCCATCTTATACATATCTCCCCATTCACCCGTCTTAATATTCATACCTTCATTACCTTCATCAAATTGAATATGGTGCTCTTCGTCACCGGATAACTCTAAACCTGCATTGGAATAAATCTGTAACAAAGGAGCACGAAGTGCTCTCGCTAAAATTTTACCGGCAACTTTATTATTATCGTCTTCAATATAAGTGGCTTCTTTATAAAGTGCTACTCCACCACCGGGTAGGATTCCCTCTTCTAGTGCTGAACGTACTGCACATACTGCATCATCAACTCTATCGTATAGTTCTTTTTGTTCTAAGTCTGTTTGACCTCCAACATAAATAACTCCTACACCACCTGTAAGTGTTGCAATCCTTGATAGTATAAACTCTGCGTTGTTTTTATCTGACTCTCTTTTGTGTGCTTCTTTTAGTTCTTTTATTCTTTTATCTAATCCTTCTACTTCAACTTCATCTTTAATGATGACGGTTGAGTCACGACCAACTATCACCTTAGCACAGTGACCCAAATCATCTAACGTCATCAAGCTTAAATCATCACCGGTCTTTTCACTATAGTAAGTAGCACCCACGCTTAATGCAATGTCCTGCATAAGTTCGTGTTGCTTATAACCAAATGATGGTGGTCCAATAGTACAAAGCTTTAAACCATTCTTCATTACATTAGCCGCTAATGTATTTGTTACATTCGCTGAGGTTGGTGCAATAATTAAAAGTCTTTTGTTATCTTGTATAACAGGCTTCAATACATTTTCTATATGTAGTAAATTTTCAATTGGTGCATCACTAACTAGAATATAGCAATCCTCTAGTACACACTCGTCTTTCTTCTGATTGTTTACAAACAATGGTGATTCATATCCACGTTCAATCTTTAATCCATTTGTAGATTCATAATATGTCTCAGATGTTTGAGACCTATCAATAGTAACTAATCCGTTTATACCCACCTTCTTGTATACCTCTGATATAATAGTACCCAAGTCTTTGTCATTGTTTGCTGATATAGTAGCAACGTCCTTTAGTTTCTTTTGTGTAACTCTTGTCGATTTCTTTTTTAAGTTACTGCATATGGTTTCGGTTAATGAAACTAAATCTCTTAATACCGATGTTTTATTTTCAGTTATAAGTTCTGCACCTGCTTTGACTAAAGCTTCAGTGAGAACAATTGCAGTTGTAGTTCCGTCTCCTGCTGAGGTCGCAGTTCTTTCGGCTGCTTCTTTCATCATCTTTACCGCAAGGTGTTCAGTGGGGTCGATAAGTGCAACTGCTTTAGCAACTGTTACTCCATCTTTTGTTACTGTTATTCCGTGGGTGTGTTGTGGTGATTCAATCAATACTGTTTGACCGGCAGGTCCTAGTGTAGACTTTACTGCTGAGGATAATGTTTCAATCCCTTTGTATAATTTTTTTCTCCCCTCCTCATCGAACAATAAGTTCTTGGGAGTATATCCTATGTTTGACATATTTAATTAAATTAAAGTTTGCTCAAAGATACAAATTTATTTTATCTTAGCCTTATGGAACATAACTCAGATTTTAAGTACGACCTTAAGCTTGGTAAAGTAAAAGAAGACGAACTATACGATGCGTTCTCTTATAAAACAATTGAAGTAAAAACTGATTTCAAAACAAAGGAAACAGGGAATGTGTTTGTTGAATATGAAAGTAGAGGAAAGCCTAGTGGTATCTCTACAAGTTTAGCTGACTACTATTGTTTCGCTATTGAAGACTCATTTCATATTATAAAGCCTGAGGTATTAAAACAAAAATGCAGAAAATATTTAGGTACTAAAAGAGATGTGGTTGGTGGAGA